ACCGCTGCCAAAGAGTCCGCTCTCCGCAATGCGACGGCTTATATGCTCCAAGCATTTCGCAGCCGCTGGACCGGATTCCGCGTGTTACTGACACAGTCTCTCGACTGGCCTCGCTGGCAGGTGGTGGTAGACGGCTTTTACATCCCCAGCGATTCAGTCCCTGCCGAAATCGCCAACGCCTGCGCTGATCTTGCACTGCGCGCATCGACAGAAACCCTCGCAGCAGACCTCACACGCGGCATCGTACGCGAAAAGGTTGGCCCGATCGAAACTGAGTTTGATCCGTTCAGCCCTCAGCAAACGCGATACCGGGCAGTCGATATGATGCTGGCCCCATATCTGAAAGGGTCGTCATCTATGGCGACATTGGTACGAGCATGAGCGCCCCCAAATCACAGACCTTCATCATCGCCGGGAAACCCGGATGGCCCGCAATTGTCACCGACAAAAACGGCGATATCGTCACTAACGTGATCGAGTGCGACACAAAGGCTGGTTATCTTATCCGCCATGCCAGCGGACCAGACGGCAAGACCTTGACCGATAATGGCGAGATCATTCTTGAGCGCCGGAAAGGTAGCTTCACGATCAAATGAGCACCTCGGCCCAACTCTCCGCCAATCGAGTGATTGCATCAAAAGGTCAGTCCGTGACAATCACGCGGCAGGCTTCGGGATCGTATGACCCAGCGACAGGCAGCGCATCCATTACGCCAAGTACTCAAAATGCAAAGGGGGTGATCCTGCCTTTCTCGACTGGGCTGCGGAAAATGGCAGGGAGCAATATCCCTGCCACCGATAAGCAATGCCTGATCTCGCCCATCGCTGTTTTGGGTGCGGACTTGATCGCGCCGATGGTGGATGACACTCTCACCGATGCTTCCGGGCAGGTATACAAGATTGTCGAAGTCAACCCGCTAGCACCGGACGGAACCAATGTACTGTTCGATCTGACTGTGAGGGGCTCGAAATGAGCGACTTTGCCCTCGCCTTCAAAAATACAACTGAAAAACACAGTGATAAGCTGTCTGATTATGTCGGTTTGACCATCATCAAGCTGCATGAGAAAGTGGACAGTCGCTCCCCTGTTGGCGACCCTACCAAGTGGGACAGCCCGCCGCCTCCCGGCTATGTGGGCGGTCGTTTCCGCGCAAACTGGCAGCTTGGAGTTGGTTCCGCGCCGGAAGGCGAGGTTGCCGGCATTGATGATGACGGTAGCAAAACCCGCGACACCGTGACAGCATCCCTGCCCGGTGACGGCAAAAACGCTGGCCCAGTCTATTACCTCGTGAACAATCTGCCATATGCCCAGCGCCTGGAGGATGGCCACTCGACACAGGCACCGCTCGGCATGGTTGGTCTGGCAGTGGCCGAATTTCCACAGTTGGCCAGCACCGCGAAATCCGAGTCAGGGCTATGAGTGTCCTGACTCTACCGCGTGTCCCTTACTCCGGCGATTGTGACACACATGCCCGCATGGGGATTCGATTGATCTCCAATTCCGTCAATCTAGTTAAGGCTTTATCGAATTTGTTGGTGCAACCGACTGTGTGTTTGCCAGAGGCCAAAGACACAAGTTCGTCTAGTGTGAGCCATACAGAAAGGCCTGCTTTTCGGGTTGCTTCGCGTTTCAGCGCCGCCCGAATTACACTCGCTTCTGAAACGCTGAGCCAGTTTTTGGTATCATACCCCAATCGCGTCATAATCTCTCTTAATTCATTTAAGGATTTCTGGCCGAAATTGGGGATTCTCAACAATTCTGTGGTTTCCGCAAGGGATTGCACTTCGTCAGTTGTGCGGATACTTGCATATTTCAAGCATTTTGCTGTTCTCGGGGATAGTTCGAAGGGCAATCCCTTAGATTGCTCGCTTTCGGATTTCCAAAGTTCTGTGTTCGACATCTATGTCCTCCTGACATCTCCATTTTCGTACGGGGCAACATGGTGGAGTTCCATGCTTTCGGCTGGCCAGCCTAGCCCCTTATCATCTTACGACGGGAGGGCGGTTTGTCAATAACTGTAATCCGTTCCGCGCTTGAGGTCGCCTTGGCAGCAATGTCCCCATCCATGCCGACCGCGTACGAAAACGCGCCATTTATCCCAGTTGTTGGCGTCGCATACCAGCGCGCATTTTTGCTGACTGCCCAGCCCGAAAACACTGAAATGGGCAACACTCGGCACACTGAAATCGGCATCTTTCAAATCTCGCTCAATTACCCGCTTTCCACCGGCCCTAGAGACGCCACCTTGCGGGCAGAACTGATCCGCTCGACTTTCTACCAAGGCCGCACATTCAGCGCGGGCGGGATAGACACAACGGTGGAAAATACACCGGAGATAGCGCCGGGCCGGGTTGAGGATGAACGCTATGTTGTGCCTGTCAAGATCAGGTTTTTTTCACACGTGATTAGGAGTTAAAATTATGGCTATCGCTCAAGGCATCTACAAAACCCTCGCATACAAAAAGCAGGCAGCCAAAGGCACGCCATCCGCCGGTTCTGGCGGGCAGCTGCTGCGCCGCGAAAGTGCGACATTCAAACTGGCGAAGGCAACTTTCTCGGCCGATGAAATCACCTCGCATATGCAGCACACTGGTGACAGCTTTGGCGTTCGCAGCGCTGACGGCACGGTCAATGGTGTTATGTCGGCAGGAACGCAAACCGATTTTGAGGCGGCTGTCCTCCGCGCTGATTTCGCAGCAGTAGCGCCAGTCACAGGCCGATCAATCACAGTCGCAGGCTCAGGACCTTACACCCTGACCGACTCAGGCGCGACATGGTTGACCAGCGGTATTAAGGCAGGCTCGATCATCAACCTGACTGCCGGCACATTCAATGCCACCAACCTCAACAAAAATCTGCTGGTGACCGCTGTTACCCAGACAGTAATCACTGTGCAGGTAGTCAATGGGTCAGTGATGACGACTGAGGGGCCGATTGCATCCTCAACCGTCACGACCAAGGGAAAGAAATCCAAGGCTCCTCTAACTTCGCACACGAACGACTATTTCACGATCGAAGAGTTCTATAGCAACATCACTCGCTCGGTCCTGTATACCGACGTGCAATGCTCGCAGATTGATATCTCCATGCCATCGACCGGCAATGCGACGTGCAATCTCTCGTTCCTTGGCCTTGGTCAGACCAAGTCCGGCGATCAAGTCCTGACCACGCCAACGGCTGAGACAACCTCTGGCCCTATGGCGGCGGTCAATGGTTACATCATGATCGGCGGGGCTCGCGTGGTTATCGCCACATCGATGTCGCTCACTATCGATGGCGGCATTACGGCGGGCGAAAGCACCATCGGCAGCAACACGCTGACGGATTTGGTCAAAGGCACGATCAAGGTTAGCGGCTCATTTTCTGCTCTTTATGAGAATGAGACGATTGGCACCATGTTCGATGATGAGACGCCTGTCAGCCTTGTGGTGGTGGTGACTGATACCAGTTTGGCTGCCAGTGATTTCAAAGTCTATTCGTTGGGCAGGGTTCTGGTCCAGAGCGATGACCCTGACGATGGCAAAAAGCAGATCGTCAAAACGCACTCGTTTACGGCTGAAATTGACGTCAATGGCGGCGCGGCTTTGGCTTGGGACAAGACCATCCTCACCATTCAGGATAGCACGCTTTAATTTATTTTAACCAGGTTCCGCAAGGTTTGTCCTCTCTGGCCTTGCGGAACAACAGAGAGTAAAACTATGACCAATACAAAGACCCCATCATTCGACCTTGCAAGTCTTGACACGATTGCAGCCTGCAATGTTCCGTGCGAGATCGAAATTCAGCATCCTGTCACCATGGAGAAAACCGGCATTTTCATCTCGGTCGTCGGCAAAGACAGCGACGTATATCGCGACCGGATTAAGGCGCTGGCTAACGAGAATTTAGCCCGAGATGCAGCCCGTCGCGGAAAGCAGGAAAGGCCCGACATCGACAAGATGGAAGCCAAAAGCATTGACGTTCTGGTGGCGTCAACTGTCGCATGGCGCAGTGCCAATACTCCGGGGCAGGTGATGCTCGACGGTGATGCGCTGGATTTCAGCCCGGACAATGCACACAAAATTTACAACCGTATTCTGCCCATCCGTGAACAGGTTCAGGAGGCAATCAACGACCTTGAAAATTTTATGCGGAAATAAGCGCGGATTTCACCGCGTTTGTTCGTTCCGAATTTGAATTAAGCCAGCCGCAAGAAAGCGACGGCCAGCCGCTAAGGAACCATTTGATGAATGTCTACAGACAGACAGGGATGCTACCGGACAGGCTGGCCAGTGCGCCGACCTTGCCGGATGTTTGCATCC